GACGGCGGAAGCACGTATCACGGAACGACGGGCGTGGCGACCGCCATCAACGACGGCACGCACACCGCGGGCGTGGTGACGGCGACCAGCCGCACGACGTTCGACGCCCTGACGCTGACCGACTTCACGAACCTCGTGGCTCGGCTTCCGCTGTTCGCTCGGCGGTCGGCGAAGTTCTACATCAGCCCGGCCGGGTACGGCTCGTCGATGCTGCGGCTCATGGTTGCCAACGCGGGCAACAACGCCTCGGACATTGCTGGCGGTGCGAACCTCCAGTTCCTCGGCTTCCCGGTGGTGCTCTGCCACCCGCTTCAGTCGGCTCTCACCGGCACGACCGGCACGGTGGCCTGTCTGTTCGGCGACATGAGCCAGGCGGCGACCTACGGCGAGCGGCGTGCGGTCACGATCAAGACCGACGGCAGCCGCTTCATCGAGTACGACCAGACGCTGACCTTCGCGACCGCTCGCGTGGCGATCGTCGCCCACGACCTCGGCTCCACCACCAAGGCCGGCCCGGTGGTCGCCCTCAAGTTCGGCTGAACAACACCCCCTTCCTAGGAGACTCTGACAGATGAACCACGTTGCTGCTACGAAGTCCGCTGCGGCCGGCAAGGGTGCGGTCTACACGTCCTCGCAGACCGCGACCCTGACGCTCGACACGCTGGGGTATGCCTATGCGTCCATTGACGTGATCGCCGGCCCTGCGGCGTCGACGTCGAGCGTGTACCAGACCCTGACTCTTGGCGAGTCGGATGTCAGCACCGGCACCTACTCCACCGTCACGGGCTTCTCGGGCGACCTCAAGCCGGCGGCCTACGCCGGCCAGACTGTGACGGACACGATGACCGTCTCGCGGCTGGACATCGACCTCCGCGGCAAGAAGCGCTACCTGCAAGTCAAGGCGAGCCCCAACACCGACACGGTGATCGTGGTCTCGGCTCGGCTCGGCAAGGGCGAGGCTGGCCCGGTCGATGCCACCGGCAAGGGCGTGAAGGTCTCGGTCGAGTCCTGATCGCTTGACACTATCGTCATTCTGGGCGGCTGGCAGGGAGCAATCCCCGCCAGCCGCTTCCTTTTTCACGAGGTACCAGAATGATCGTCAAGGTGGGGAACACAGAGGCAGACATTCGCGTCGAGGCGGTGCTGTCGATGCCGCGGTTGAGCTTTACCGCCAACCACTTCGCATGGGCTCAGGCACTCATGCCTCTCGGCATTCGCCCCACGATGGGCACTGGTGCGTTCTGGTCGCAGGTGAACAGCAGGATCTTCGAGCAGTTCATTGATAAATGCGAGTACATCCTCACCATCGACTACGACACGTTTTTCACGAGGGCCGACGTCGAGCATCTCTTCACGATGGCGCTCACGTTTCAGTGCGACGCACTGACCGGGCTGCAGACCAAGCGTGAAGACGGCCGCCCAATGCTCACGCTCAAGGGCACGCTCGACAATCCTCCCGCGACCGGCAGCACGACGGTGCCCGCCAGTTGGTTCGGTGAGCCCGTGCAGGAGGTGGACTCCGCGCATTTCGGACTGACGGTGCTGTCGACGGCGGCGCTGAAGCGGTGCAAGAAACCGTGGTTCTGGTCGCGTCCCTCCGAGGACGGCACCTGGAACGACGGTCGCCTCGATGACGACATCTACTTCTGGAGAAATTGGCGAGACAGCGGGAACCGCGTGTTCGTGACGCCGCGAGTGATTCTCGGCCACGGAGAGTACGTCGTGACGTGGCCCGGCAAGGATCTCAGCTCGCCTGTTTTCCAGTGGACGACGGAGTTCACGAGCAAGCTCAAAGCCCCCGACACTGCATGGAGCGTGCCCCAATCGTGAAAATCAAATTCCAGAAGAACTACTCGACTTACCGGCCGGGCGACGTTGTCGATTGCGACGAGGCAGTGGCTCGTCGGCTCATCGCCGAGGGCACTGCCGTAGCAGATCGGCAGGCCGACCTGATCGAGACGGCGGCACTTGAGCCTAGCGGCGAGTCTGCGGACCTGACTCCGCGGCGGCGGGGGCGACCTCCCAAGGAGCGACACGGTGAACTACCGCAGCATCAGGACGGTCACGCAGCCGATAGTTGAGCCTGTCTCGCTAGCCGAGGCGAAGGGCCACTGCCGGGTCGACTCCACGACCGACGACGCCTACATCGCGTCGCTGGTGACGGCGGCCCGCGAGTGGGTCGAGGCGTACATGGACGAGTCGCTCGTCCACCAGCAGCTGACCATGAAGATGGACGGGTTCCCCGTCGAGATCGAGTTGCCGCGTCCACCGATGGCAACTGCCGGCACGACTACCGCCGTCACGGTCACGTACACGCTCGACGAGAGCGGCACGACGGCAACGCTGTCCTCGACGCAGTACCGCGTGGATCGGGACAGCACGCCGGGCGTGATCCGCACGAACTACGGCGGGGCGTGGCCTGGACACATCATGGATTACAACGCCGTCACCGTGACGTGGTGGGCGGGTCGCGGCTCGTCTGGAAACGACGTGCCGCAGGGCGTCCGCAATGCCATCCTGATGCTCGTGGGGCACTGGTACGAGCGTCGGCTGGCGGCCGATGCCGGGGCGTTGAATGAGATCCCATTCGGTGCGAAGGCGCTGCTCGACGCTCAACGCTGGGGCTCGTACCGATGATTGACCCCGGCAAGCTCCGCGAGCGGGTCACGGTGCAGGTCGCCAGTGGCACGACCAATGCCCTCGGCGAAACGGTGCTGACGTGGTCCGACTCGTCTGCCGTCTGGGCGAGCGTGGAGGGCGTGTCGGCACGCGAGCAGATCACGGCGGGGCAGAGCCAGACGGCAATCAGCCATCGCGTGCGGCTGCGGTATCTGCCTGGACTGACGCAGTCGCATCGCTTCTCGTGGCGGTCTCGCACGCTGGAGATTGTCAGCCTGCTCGAGCACGGCAACCGCCAAGAGCACGAGGCTATCTGCCAGGAGAACACCTAGATGGCGACAGCCGGCATCGTCATCTCGGCAGACTTTCCCGACCTCAAGAAGGTGGGGGACGCTATCCGGGGGCTGGGCGACACGAACTTCACTGCACAATCGCTGAAGGAAGCACTGGAAAAAGCCATTGAGCCAGCCAGGCTTCGCCTGCGTGAACTCACGCCCGTCGGGCCGACCGGCAATCTGCGTGCTGCGATTTCCACAAAAGTCATCGCGTACTCAAGGGATGGCAACGCCGTAGCCTTGATCGGTTACAAGCGTGCCGGAAAGCTCGACTCCACCAGTGCTGCCGGCGGAAAGGTCCGCTCCTCGCGTGCGTCTTCTGGCGACCGGGCCTATCACCAGTGGCTCATTGAGTACGGCACGCGGCAGCGTGTGGTCGGCAAGTTCTCAAACACGCCGTACCAGCGGAAAAGCCCGACGGTGCCGTTTGTGCGAACCCGCATGGGCATACAAGAGACCGTCCGCGGCAAGGGCGTCGTCCATACGGTCAAGGGACAGAACGCCTACATCGCGTCGAGCTTCAAGACCCTCGGGCCATTCGACACGATCCGCCAGCGAAACGGCCGCGTCCAGACTGACCCGCCGTATCCGGGGGCATTTTTCCGCAAGTCGAAAACGCCCATCGTGATCGCACCGACGCCCGTCGGCGGTCGTGCAGGACGCCCGCCGGTTCGCACTGCGTTTGAGCAGTCGCAGGGCCAGGTGGCGTTCATCCTGCAGCAGGAGCTGCGGATCAGCCTGGAGCGAGCACTGAGCACGCTCACGTTCCGCGGCGAAGGCACCCTCTCCGGAGTCTGACGATGCCTTTGAAATCACCAGAGGCTGCCGTTCGCAGCCGCCTCGTCGCGACAGCCGGTGTGACCGCCCTCATCGGCACCCGCATCTACCCCGTGATTGCACCGGCCACGGCGGCCCTGCCGTTCGTGACGTGGCGGCGTGTGGCGGTCGAGCGAGCACAGTCCCTCAAGGGACCGATCGGCGCGCCGACAGTAAGCCTCTCGGTCGACATCTTCGCAGAGACCTACGAATCCGCGAGAGATATCGCAGACCAGTGCCGGCAGTCTCTGGATGGCTGGGGGGGCACATTGGAAAATGTGACTGTGGCGCGTGTGTCGCTCGACAACGAGAGCGACGGATTCGCCCAGTTGGCCGGCGGCGACCTCCCGCCGGTTTACACCGTGCAACAGATCTACGGCATCCTCTGGCAGGAGAGTTGAGACATGGCGATCACGCCCCATGACGGTGCGGGAACAGTGTTCACGTTTGGCGGCACGGCTTTTACCGTGACGAACATCGTTTACAACCTGGCCGACCCGGCAACCGACAACACGATCGACGTGTCGCACCTCGGGCTCACCGCTGGCAACTCCGTCGAGACGATGGACCGCCCGCTGACCGGCAACGCCACCGACACGGGGCGGCAGGTCACGATTGACTATCTCGGCAAGGCTGTCGTGGCCGATGCCTCCAGCGCGGCCCTTGTGATTACGCACGCCGGTGCATCGTTCCTCTCAAAGAACGCCACGGTTGTGAGCTCATCCGTGACGCTTGCCACGAACGACGTCATCAAGGGCCAGGCGGTCTTCAAGGTCGCTCGCTAGTTGCCGTGACGGAGGCATCCCGTCATGGCTGTCTATGCTGCCGGCGTTACCGTCACCTGGAACAGCGTTGCGTTCACCGAGGTCACTGACTTCAAAGTGACGCTCGGCGGCAATCTGCCGATCTCGCGTGCAGCGCCAGCCGGCAGTGCGTTCGCGCTTGACCTTGGCACTATAGAGATAGCGTGCCTCGGGACCGCGAACTGTAGCGTTGCCAATTACGGCAAGCGTGCCACGTTTCAAGTCTCGGGGCCGGGCGTCGTGTTCACTCACAAGGCTATCTTCGAGCGACTGGCCGTCGAGAAGAAGCTCAATGATGTGCAACGACACACGGTGACGCTGCGATTAGCACCCATCTAGGAGAAGAGCATGGCACTGACGGCAGAGCAGATTCTGGCGAGCGACGACCTGGGGTTGAAGAAGATTCACGTCAGGGAGTGGGGCGATGACGTTTATATCCGAGTGATGAGCGTCGGCGAGCGTGACTCCTACGAGCGGCTGTGGATGGGCAAGCGGGAGACCGGCGTCGAAAACTTCCGCACCGAGTACCTGTGCAGGGTGCTTTGCAACGAGAAGGGCGAGCTGCTCTTTACCCGCGAGCAGGTCGCCGCGCTCGCGAACAAGAGCGGGGCCGTCATGGGCAGGCTCTTCGACGAGGCGCTCCAACACAACAACATGACGGAGGCGGACGTCGAGCAGCTGGGGAAAACCTGAGTGTCTCGCCGACGCGGAGGTTTCTCTTCGCTTTGGCGGGGCACTTGAAGATGACGGTCGGCGAACTGTGCGAGCGAATGGATTCTCGCGAGTTGTCCGAGTGGATGGCTTACACGCGGTACTTCCAGGCGTTGCCAGATCCGTGGAGACAGACAGGGCTCGAGGTGAGTGCGATGCTGGCACCGTACTCCGCAAAAGGCAAGGCACCGAGTGCCGAGGACTTCAATCCGATTGAGCATCCACCGCAGCACGAGGATCAGATGCTCGCACAGATTCGGATGCTTCAGTCGGCGCTAGGTGGTGGCTGATGGCGAACATTCTCGGACTCGCGCTCAAGGTCACTGGTGACGCCAGCGGGCTGGCGAAGTCACTCACGCCTGTCGAGCGTGCGCTCGACAATCTCGGCAAGCAGGCCGAAAAGGCCACGGCTGTGTTCCAGCCGTTTGCCGACAAGACGGCTGCCGCAGGCAAGGCTCAAGAGGAGTTCGCTGCGAAGTTTGAGTCGCTTGCCGAGCAGTTGCGAGACGGCGTTGTTGCGCCGGAACAATACGCAGCGGCATTCGGGAAGCTCTCCGAGGAAGCCAAGGCGTCTGCGGCTGCGTTCGAGGAGGGGCTGCGTGTCACCCGCGAGGTTCGCAGCGAAGAGGAGCGGAGGGCCGAGGAGCTTGGCAGGTTGCAAGACCTCCTAGAGCGTGGGGCCATCTCGCAAGAGACATTCGTCCGTGCGTCAGAGCGTGCCACTGGCGTCGAGAAGGAGCGTGCTGACGCTGCCGCGTCGGCGGCTCGCATCATCGCCGCGAACCTGAGCCCACAAGAGCGGTACTCGCAGCAGATGCAGGAGTTGACAGGGCACCTCGATGCGGGGCGGCTCTCGCAGGATCAGTTCAACCGTGCTGCCCAGAAGGCAAAGATTGACCTCGACGGGATCGGCAAAGAAGCAAGCAAGGCTGACAAGAACATCGAGCAACTCAACAAGAACGTCAACTTCTTGAAGAATATCGAAATCGGCAGGCTGGTATTCGACGGCGTGCGTGCCCTCGGCAATGCGTTCGCGAGCGTGCAGAATCAGATCGCTGGGCTGGTGACGTCCGCCAACGCTTCGATCAACCAGCTTGACGATTTTGCCCAGCGCACTGGCATCGGCGTGGAGGCTTTGCAAGGCTACTCACTCGCCGCGAACCTGGCTGGCGTCGATACGGAACAGTTCGGAACCGCCGTCCAGCGGCTCGCGGTGAGCATCGGCAAGGCCGCTCCCGGTGACGCACTCGACAAGTCGCTGCGAGCGATCAACCTGTCTGTCGGTGAACTGCGTGCGTTGTCGCCAGAGGAGCAGTTCTCAGCTATCGGCAATGCTATCTCGACGCTGCCCACCGTCGCGGATCGTGCCGCCGCTGCGGTCGAGGTGTTCGGCAAGCAGGGTGCCGCACTCGCGCCGCTGTTTCGTGCCGGTGCAGACAGTATCGAGGAACTGCAAGCCCGTGCCGAAAGGCTCGGAGTGATCGTCGATGAGACGCAGGTCAACAACGTCACGAGCATGAACGACGCTTTCGACCTTGTGGCCGCTACGGTGCAAGGCATCACAGGGCAGGTGCTTGGCAACCTTGCCCCGGCGGTCACTGACGTGACGAATCAGTTTCTAAAGTTTGTAGAAGAGTTCGCCGGGATTGACGGCCAGGGCGGCACTGGCATCGCCAACGCGATCACAGACACGCTGCTGCGAGGGGCGGAGTATTTCGCTGGCATCTTCGACGAGTACGTCGAATACTTCGGCGGCTTCACTGGTGCGTTGAACACAGCGGGCGAAACATTCAACCAGATCACGGGCGTGCTGGAAGTTCTCAGCGGTGTGTTTAGAAGCATCTTCAACACGTTTGAAATCATCGGCAACGGCATAGCGGTGGCACTTGGCAAGGCTCTTGAGGCGATTGGCAGCTACGTCAGTACCGACCTCGAAAACTTTGGGCGTGGTTTGCAGATAGACGCGAACGCACAACTACAGCAGAACCTTGCCGAGCTTGAGTCGGCGGGCCAGCAGATCATCAACGGAACGACGCAGGCTGTGTTTGGCAACGCGGCCGATCAGCGTTCCGCTGCCGCTGGGGCAGCGACAACGTATCTGGAAGGATTGCGAGCGCAGATTGATAGCGAGCGATCGCCGCAGTTCAAGATCGAGACTGACATCGAGGCAACTCGCGAGCGATTCGATTCGTTCTTCAACGGCGTTGTCGATCAGAGCAGTGCCGTCACCGACGCGATGCGTGGCTTTGAAGCGGCTGCTGCATCTGTTGCCGATCCGCTCAACATCACGGCGGACGAGATTGCCCGCATCAAGGTAGAGCAGGACAAGGTCAACCGTGCAGTCGATCAAGAGCTACAGACGCGGCAGGCCGTGAAGGATGCTGCTATCGCCCAGGCCGACGCGGACACAAAACGGATTGAAGCTCTGACGAAAGTGAGCGACGCTCAGTCGAAGCTCGCCGAGGACATCGCCGCAGTCGAGCGCGAGCAGGCTCGCGTACAGGAGCAGCAAGCGGCAGCACGTGCTGCCCAAGATACGGCCTCCGCAGACGCTGCCACTGCGAGGCTGGCACAGCTTGACCAGCTGCAAGCAAAACTGCAAGACACGCAGGCTGCCTCGGAGCAAGGTTTTTCGGACGGGTTCACGAAAGCCTTTGACGCCACGGGCAAGAGCGTCTCGGACCTCATAGCAAAAACGCAGGATTTCGGGCGCGTTGGTGCCATTGCTGCAGAAGGGCTTCGCAATGGCGTTGCGGCAGCCCAATCGCAAGTCCGGGACGGCATCCTGACCAAAGAGTCATACGACCGAGAAGTCGCGCGGCAGCAGGACATCTTCAACCAGCGGTTGCAAGGTGCGCAGCGTGTCGAAGAGTTCCTGCGTGGCCAGCTCGACGAGCGGCAGCGTGCGGAGCTTGATTTCGCGGCACAGGTGGAGGAGCGCAAGAAGCAGGCGGCACTCAACATCCAAGCGCTGCAGGATAGGATCGACGCGGAAGAGCAGGCCGTCGAAGTGGCTCGCGATGCCGGCAACCTCAAGGCCGCAAAGGAAGGCACGGCCAGGATCAAGCAGCTTCGGCAGGCAGAGAAGATCGAGAAAAACATCGCTGCGGGCCGGATAAGCTCGCAGCAGCAGGCCGCCGGCGGCAATCAGCAGTTCGGTGCGGCGATTGCCCAGCAGCAGAGGGCCGCACAGACACAGCAGCGGATGCTGGCGTCAGCGAACGACGCTATCGCGGCGACTGCGAGAGCCGGTGCAGAGCTTGCCCGCCGAGCGGAGCTTGCCCGTCCCGTGCAGGGGCCGGTGGCGACTGCCGACATTCGCACCGCCGAGGGGGCGAAGCTCGTCCTCGGGCTCGGCGCTCAGGCTCAAGACCCGCAGCTGATCGAGGCGAGGCTGCAGACGAAGCAGCTGCAGGGCATCCGCACCGCGATCACCAACGCGACGGCTAACTACATGAACACGCCAGCGGAGATTTTCTGATGGCAGTCGCATCCTACCGCGAGCTGGGCCGCACGATCGAAGGCGCAATTGGCGAGTCGACCGTGGCAAAGCGACGGTTCGTTGTCATCCTTGACGACAACGCCACGGTCTCGCCCACGGCGAACCTGGATGTCGTCAACGCCGTCGGCGGCGGACTGTGGGGCGTCGCCCACCCGGAGTTTTCATTTCTGAAGCTCCGCAAAATCGTGATGAACGAGACGTTCGGGGAGAATCCGTACCACGTCGAGGTCATCCTTGAGTACGCGGTGCTGACGACGAATCAGGCACTCGGGCCGCTTGACAGAATCCCAGAGTGGAAATTTGAGGTCGTGTCGGGCGAGCAGATTCCGGCGCTTTCCTACTACGACGGCACGGACAGGCGACCGCTCACGAACAGTGCAAACGATTATTTTGAGGGACTGACCGTTGAAGAATCCCTGACGCGGGCGACGATTACGCAAAACTTTGCAGCTCGTCCCGATGCAATCATCGGATCGTTCGGCTACGTGAATTCGGACTCGTTTGTTGGCACGAATCCGTATCAGTGCAAGCACGAAGGAAGCACGATCGAGCGTATTGAAGAACTGTGGGGTAACGCCATCGTCCCGTACTGGAAGGCGGAGTCGCAGGTGCTGTTCCGCCCGACAGGCTGGAACCTCCAGCTGCCTGACGTGGGGTTCAATTTCCTCTCGGGCAACCAGAAGCGTCGTGCGATGGTGTTCGACTTTGAGAACGGCGAATGGATTCCCAGTGCCAACCCCGTCGGACTCAACGGCAGCGGCGCACAGACGGGGAGCTACCCGGCGATTCTGGAGCGGCGAGTGCTTCCAGAGGCGAGCTTTACCGGCCTTTTCGGCTCGCCGCCGGGCTGAATAGCGTCTGCAAGAATCGTACCCGCGAGGCGTAAAACAGAATCATGGCAGACACGACCTACGAACAGTTGCCGGCCGAGCTTGATCTCGCGTTCGTCAAAGGTGACGAATTCGGGATGGTCATCTCGATGGACGGCACGGACTTGACCGGCCACACCTACGACAGCCGCATCTACTCACTCACGAGCGTCGCTGCTGGCGGCGGGCTCGGAGCCGGGATGACGGTTGCCGCTGGTGGCACGGTCGTGGCGTTCACCGTCACGCCGGTCAATCTCACCGCCGGCCAGGTCAACGTCTCACTCTCCGAGGTGCAGACGGACCAGCTGGCGGCGACGGGCGTGTACCGCTGGTGGTTCAAGACGATCACGCCCGGCAACGTGACTCGCACATACCTGGCAGGTGACGTGAGCGTGAGGGTTCCCTGATGGCCATCAGCGTCTCGATCCTTGGCGAGACGGGCGTCAGTGTCTCCGTCAGCGGCAACACGGGTATCTCCGTGGTCGCCAGCGGCGGCATCGGACCCGCTGGATTCCTGACCGTGCCAGGCACGGCGACGAATGCGTTCGGCACGTTCCAGCTGGTGCCCGGACCTGGCATCACGGTCAGCACGACGAGCGGACAGTTCACGATTGCGAGCTACGACACGGCGGTCGTGGCGGGGTTCTCGCCGGTGCAGTCCGTGGCCGGGAGAGTCGGGGCAATCGTCCTACAGGCGAGTGACGTCACGGCTGGCACGTTCGCGATCGCCCGCATTCCGACGATCTCGTACACGGCGTTGAGCGGCGTTCCGACGACGTTTGCCCCGTCGGCTCACACGCATTCGACCACGGACGTGGTGGCATTCACGGCGGCGGCGTCTGCCGCGGCACCCGTGCAGGCGGTGCAGTCGAGGACGGGGGCCGTCGTCATCACACGGGCAGACCTCACCGCCGCCGCTGAGGTGCACACGCACTCGACCAGCGACATCGTCGGGCTCACGGCGTCGTTCTCCCAGGCGGGCCACACGCACGCGGCCGCCGACATCACGAGCGGGACG